GCATTTTGAATGTTAGTTGCTAACGGTCCACCGTCATTATATCTAGCTACACCGCCTTCAGCATATCCAACTACCCCACCACTAGCATAATCAGCTATACCCCCAGATGCTTTTTTCTTGATGGGTAAGTATTTTTCCGCATTAACTTCTGGGGCTTGTTTCTTTTTGCCTGTGCGAGCTTGGCGGATCTTATCCATCATGCTATATAACTTCTTAGCACCAGCATCTGTAGAGCCATTACCTAAATGCGAAACAACATCAGCCGGGACAACAAACTCTCCATCAGCCAACCGTGCTGGTTGTTTTCCAGCAATAGTAGCAGGGATAGAATCAGACATACCATCCCCAGGTCCTTTAAGCATTCTTCCACCATCGGAATAACCTCCTAGGTTGTAACGCATAGTGCCACCAACAGCAGCTTCAGTGGTATCTTGAGTAGCTCCGCTTATATCTCCTAGACCCTTAATAGAGGTCTTGGGGAGGGCTACAGGCTTAATACCCGCACCTTTACTGGCTTTGCCTAGACGAATCATAGCGGCAGTTAGCGCATCTTTTCTTGCTGTATCTACGTCAGTATCTCTAAAAATACCTGTGCGTGGGATCCCAACGTTTTCTGGTAGTGGGCTCATTTGCTGCTGCCCTTGTCGGTCTAAGTAATCTTGTAACACATTAACTTGACCCTTACTTCTATATCGAGCAATACCACCTTCAGCCATTAGCATAGGGTTAGACCGCTCATAAGCTGGAGCTTCTTCTACCATTTCAGCACTTACTGGGCGCTGGGTAGGAGTGGCGTACTGGGTCTTATCAATCATGCCTTGGGGGTATAGACCCCCTTGGGGGTTCATAGCCGTATTAGCCATAGACATACGCTCTACAGGACCGCCACCGCCTTGTAACTTCATAATACCGCCTTCGGCTGCATATTGGGCTTGGTAGTATGGATTAGGTCTTGGAGCCTCGTAAGCTTGGTAATTGGGGCTTAATCTGTAACCTTTTAAATACCTATCGTACTCATCCTCGGTATAGCCAGCAGGTGGCTTTTGATCTTGAGCCATTGCAGGTAATATTGCAGTTCCTAATGTAAGGGCATTGTCTTTAATAAACGAACCAGCAGCAGTTGGGCTTGTAGTTACTTGTTTTAAGCCCGTAGCTATATTACCTGTTGTGGTGGCACCTGCAGCACCTTGCGCTCTACCAGCAGCACTAATAACATCAGTAGGAACGGCGCCAGGGGCATTTAATGCACTTTGATAGCCTTTTAAAGTTTCTGGGGCTAACTTGTCAAAGTTATTTGGGTTTTCTAAAAACTTTTGGGCAGCTTCTTGAGTAAACTGCTGTGTACCGCCTGTTTGAGCATATAAGTTAGTATAGTCAGCGGGTAGTTGTATTCCTTCTAAAGCCGCATTTGCAGTGGCTTCTTTTGTAACATCAGCCAACCCTGACTTAACCGCCTCTTCCGCAGTCTTTTTAAACCCTTCCGTAGCAACTTGTTGTCCTGTTTGAGCAGCAGCTTCTCCACCTAAAGCCCCTAAGCTGCTAGTTAGACCAGCACCGCCGTAGGCACTTAAACCTGCTAGAAGACCTTTTTTAACACTGCCTGTAGCCAAGCCATAGCCACCGCCAACCATTAAAGCCGCCATAGGTGCACCTACGCCAGTAGCCGCAAGGGCTGCACCTGCTATCATAGGAAGCATTCTCTTTAAAAAACCTGCTTCTACTAGACCCGTATTAGGGTTAATTGTGAGCGAACCGCCGTGTGCCAAAGCTAAAGCCTGAAGACCTTTTATCTCACCCTTAGTCATATGGACTAATTCGGTGTCACCCCCACGACCATAGGAGGCTAAATGTTGGGCTGCTGCATGGCTCATAAGAACCTCACGGGGTTGAATTGATTGAAGTTTATCATGTTGTCAGACAGTTGTAACCGTTACAGTACCAACTCTTCCTATTGTTTTTACGCCTGTTAAGAAGATCAAGGGGTATCCAAGGGCATTTACCCAATCTAAGCCATTCCAATAGATCGGATACCCAAGGCTTGTATCAAAGTAATACTGCCCAACCTGTAAATTTTCCGTAGGTCTATTTGCCGTAGTGCCTGAAGCAGGAATCGTAACGTTTTGAGTAAAGTTGTCAATTTGGTTAAAGTACAAGCGTAAAGCGTTGTTTGTTTGATCTATATAGTATTGTTGATAACTAACTGGCGCAATCAATAAGTTAGGGGCTTTTGATGGACGAAGGGGTACCTGTGCCATTATCTACGCCCATCATTACGAATATCAATACGGGGGCTACCTAGCTGCCACCTAACACCTAAACTGTTAGAAGCAATCCTAAAGGCAAGCTGGCGTCCTCTTAGACGGGTATAAACCTGACCTGTAAATTCTTGAATGTCAAATGCTGGAGCATTAGCAAAATTATCTGCACTAGTTACAGATGGGTCATCTGCCGTACCATAGGGCGCACCTGAATTTTGACGGGGTTTGACTTGCATAGTAACAAAGGGGTTATTAACGTTTGAACCGTTAAAGTTAATGTCGGGCAGGATGCGCCAAACAAAGCCAAAGTTATGCCCGTCACCGATGTCAAAGTCAGAAGACTGGATATACGCATCTATTGCTACGGGTTGTGTGCCAGATACATCATCAACTGCCGCCTCGTGGAACAACATGCGATTGTTATAATCTGCTGCCATGGGGTATTGACGAATACCTGAATCTAGCCAAGCTGTTCTAGCCATAGTGCCATACGTCCATACACGTTCTAAGTAGTTGTAAATAATGTACTTGTCTATGTCGTTTGACCCTGTAGAGCAGTAAAACCACCAAATTTCGCTGTAACCCTCGTTACTGCCTGCAAAGACTTGAAAAGCTTGATCTTTATTAATGTCATTAAAAATGTACTGCCACAAGGCGCAGGGTAAAGTTTCTACACGTCCTGAGTATATATAAAACTTATCAACCCCCATCCAGTAGGTAACGTTATTTATTGTAATAGCGGCATTAGGTGACATGATGGAGATGTTGTCCATCAAAACTTGAAAACCCCAAACATAAGGAGGCCCTAAATACTGCATGGAGTAAATAGCAGAATCAGACCAAACTAGAATCTCTTGGCGGGTGTTGCGGGCACACATAATAAATGACCCAGCGGAAAGTCTAAATTCACCTGATTGGTTAGTTACTGCTGGCACCCATTCGTAGGGGTTTTCTTGGTCAGACCAACGCACTAACATAGGATCAAAAACTGTACTAGAATTGTTTGGATCGTACGGATTAGCTCCAAAACAAATAACAAAACGCTGAATTGCCGAAGCTACAACTTGATTAGTTGCATTAGGTACAAATTGCCCAGAATATGTAGCGGCATTTGATGCGGTTGATAAAAGAACTGCCCTAGTAGCTACCCCATTAGCCGCAGACCAATATGAAACTTGTCCTCCACGAGGAGCAATTACTAAATCTTGTCCAAAATTGTCGTTAGTCCAAAGACGTAACTGTTGACCAATACCTGATGTAAACGCCTCACCCCAACCATGAGTGCCAGTCTCGGCATAGACAATTACAGTGCCACCCCCTGTTACAGAAGCATTAGCATTAACTTGAGTTGTGATGCTATAAGCATTGGCATTAATGACACTTGGGTAAAACAAAGTATTAAGCAACACCGCTGAAATACCACCTGTAGCCGTGGCATTAGAAAAAATAACCGCTTTTCCGTTGGTTAAATTATGGGCTGTTTGAGCTACTGTAACTACGTTACTGCCGTTTGTTGTAGTAAAAGGGCCGGTTAGAGTAGAAGTTGTTCCTGTAACAGGCCAAGAACCAGCACCCCATCCAGTACCTATTACATACACGTTTAAACCAATAGGCTCTTGATAAGCAGCTATTACTGCATTACCGCCCCCAGTATTACTTGCATTTGCAATTACTGAGACAACAATATTGTAAGCTGTTGTATTTATTAAAGAAGATATTTCGTATTCGGCATTTAGTATTGTGCCTGTTACGTTAGTTCCTGTTACTGTAACGGCATTTGAAAAGGTTACATAATCTCCTGCACTAGGGCTATATTGCCCATCAATTACTGTAACGACGTTTGAACCACTAGTTACTACAAAGCAGTTATCTAGTGCTGGGCTAGACGCATATATAACTGGGGTAATGTCGTTATAGGTGCCGCCTTGCTCTATGTAGTACTTGACGTTTGTGCCAACCCCTAAAAAATTAGAGCTATTTAATGCTAACCAATTCCACAAAGACCGAGCTAATCCTAAAAACTGAGCGTTAGCCATGCGAGTCCAACCACCAATTTTTTCAGGAAAGCCAGAACGAAAACGCACCTTGTCGGCATCGTACCAACCGCCTTCGTTGGAGTAATCTGTACCTTCTCGGTTAAGACCTGGGCGAAACTGTAGTTTTTGTAGTGGCATACGGGTTTACCCTAAGATAAGAACAATGCTCGTTCATCATTTCTGCGAGTGACCAAGCCTTTCAGTACTTTACCGCCAGCCAGCGTATATTTCAAGAACTCTTCTGCCGCTTCTTCCATTTCGCCCCGAATAA